GAAGTGCTCGAGGCGAGAGTGCTCCGCCAGCATTTTCAGGATTTGAAGCAATGTAAATTGGACGGCCATTGTCGTTCAATCCCATAATCTCAGCCCATACATCTGGAGAAACTACGACATTGCGAGCAAAGCCAAGTGATCCTGTGTAGCAATTCTTTGCAGCATTAGCAAAGAAAGCAAGATAGTTAGCAGCTGTTGCGCCAGCCTTAGCGGTTGAAGCAGTTGCTGTTGCAGAAGCGCGAGTTACTGCATAAGCGTCAGTTGCCTTTGCATATGCGAACTCCATTTGACGAACAAGCTCAGAAAAGAAAGCAGGTGAGCTGCGGTCGATTAGTTCGACGCTTACTGTCTGCTGTCCAGCGAACTTCTTGACATCTACGGAAATATAAGCAGTTCCCATATCTGTCTCAGATGGTGCGCCTTCTTCATTTGTTAAAGCCACAGTTGGGGCGGTATTGATGCGAGGCAATTCGAAAGTCATTCCGCTAGCCGCTAGGGTTTCGCGAGAGAGAGCATCGATAAATCCGCGATCTCCGTTAGCTACTCCATTAATTAGAGTTGTGCTTTGTGGGGTATTGATAAAACCTGCGTTGTCAGTTGTGTTATCTGCAGCGCGTAGGTAAGAGCGAGCATCATCATCGCCGAGAGCGGCGCGGATGCTGTTTTCAAGATACTTCGCCTTTGTGAATTCAAGGCGAGGAGTTGTGTAGAAAGCTGGCTTTGGAGCTGCAGCTTCTACTTTGGCTGCTTCTACCGCTTCTTCAACGGCAGGAGCAGGAGCGGTAGTGTCAGACACTTGGTCTCCTTCGGTTGGTTTGTCTGAATCAGCGGTTGCCAAATCAGAATCTTGTTTAGGTGCTTCATTTTCAGACGCTGCTACTTCGCTTACGCGAGCAGAATCAATTGCAGGATCAGTAACTAGAGAAACTTCATCTAGGGTTGCTGAAGTAATTTGCATAACGCCTTTGTTGTTTGTCCATTCATTTATTTGGGCTCCAACGCTAAATCCATCGCGCAGTCCTTCAGTTGCTTCAATTAGGGCATCTTCTCCAGCCATCGTATTGGCGATGCGAAAGGTAGCCACAATTTTATCGTTTTCAACAGAGTGGCTGACAAGCTTTCCAATGGGTCTAGTTCTGTCGTGTTCGAGAAGAAGCTTCACAGGCTTCATCTCAATAGAATCTTTTGCGAATACTGTTGGCCCTACTGAAGTGTTGCCTTGCTCATTCCAAGTAACAATAGTTCCAGTAATTGTTCTCTTTATTGTGTCGGCAGCGGTAACTGCCATTGGCATATTAACCTTCATTTGGTATTAGGTCCTCTTCTCGCTGAATCTGCTCAACGCTCATCGCGCCGATGCGGTTTAAGATTTCATAGACTTGCGCTCTTTCCAAGGCGTTGCCGCGCAAGAAATCGTCCAACATAAATCTGGTCATAACTGGATTTGGGACGAAATCTGGGAGTGAGAGCCTCTCCTCAATCGCTTTAAGTATTGGGCGAAGTGAGAAATCTACTAATGAGCGCCGCTCGGACACAGCGTTTGAGTAAGTCATCGAAGTCGTTTCGGCGCTCAAGAAGTAGGCAGGTATTCCACAGGCCCGAGCTAATTCTAATGCTACATATTGACGCGCTTCTGCAAGTTGCATTGTTTTAGGATCAAAACCAAATTGCTGTAAATCAATATCAGCGTTGAGAAATGCCGTATTGCGGGACTGGCGCGCAGTTTTCCAAGCAGCTAGCAAAGATGAAATTCTTTCGGCAGTTAAATTAGTTCCATTTGATTTCAAAACCATCATTGGAGAAGGCTCTTTAGCATAATTAACTGCTGCGTTCTCAAGATAAACTGCTGCAGTAATTGTTTTACCAGCTCTGTGTAGCAATCCTTCATCTGGGCCATCAAATCGAATGATTGAGCCAACGCCAGTCATTGGAACTTGATAACCATCAACTCTATAACCAGTAATTTCTGTGTTAATTGAATTTGTTTCAACAGTTACTCTGTCTGGACTAACGCGAGTCCAAGCTCTTACTCTGCCGCCGTCTGTGGCCGAATACATTTCTTGGACGATTCCGTAACCGACCCCATATAGCCAAATATCTTCGGCCAACCAGTTGTAAATGACAAATCCTGCAACTCTTGGATCAGGTTGATTAATAACGCGGTGCGGATCTACATATTGTCCAGTTATGCGGTTAAAAGTTGTTAAAGGTAATGAACCGATAGTTCCGCAAATAATATTTCTAGCTCTAGCAACCGATGGAACGGACATTGCAATTGCTCTAGTGGTGCTAGTTGCTCCACCTAAAATATTATAAATTTGGTCTTGAATTTGAACTGGGGTTAATGCAGCTTGAACATCAATAGCCGATTTTTTCGCTTCGACTGCTGGAAATAGGAAATCTCTTATAGCACCCATTGCTTACATTGTAAATGAGCCTACTTACACTATTTGAATATCAACGCTACTTTCAGCCATCGTTGCATAGTGTGTTGCCAAAGCCGATGCAATTGCTCCACAGATTGTCGTATTACTTACCTTGCGACCCATTACCCAGCCGCCGTCACCGAAAGGGAGTTTGACGGCGGATAGGCATTGTTTAGTCAGCTCATCTTGTCCCGAGTGAGCCAACCGCTGAGATGAGATTGCTCCCAGTAACTCATCGCAGCTTTGGGCATAGTCAAGGCCATCTATTGGCTCAACCCTAATACCAGCAGGAGCTAATCGCGCAGCTACTGCCGAAGCGGTTCTGGCTGAATAGGCAACCAGCTGAACTGGATACTTTCGCACCCATTCTGCTACATCATTAGCCATTGCTTTATCGTCTAGATTGGCAGGGTTATGCCAAGTCTGAAGCAATATGACTTGGAACTTATCGCCCTCAAGTCTCTGGCTAGCAACTAGCGCCGCTTCTTTTCTACTAGGGCTTAGATCAATAGCCAACCAAGTATCAGATTCAGGGTTGAGTCGAAGTCCCTCAACTTTGCAACTCTCCCACTGAGACGGATTGATAACTGGGTTAATCGTATCGACCCATTGACATAAGACTTCTGTGCGCACAATATCTTCGGGGTCTGACAATACAGCTCTTATGTTGTCTGGATGAACTGTTATGCCAAGTGACGGATTTGCTTGGCAGACACCTAGCCAGAAGGCTGGTGAGTTATCGAATTTAATACCAATAGGAGCTGACCATTCAAACCAACCAATATCATCGTTGCCACCGAAGATGGCAGCCATAGCTCTTTCCCTGAGTTTATTTAAAACTATGCTGTGTTGATCTCCAGCATTTGAATAAACCCATATTTGAGGATTTGCTGAAGCCATTTGCGTATATCGCAAGGCAGACCAGACATCCTCATCTTTATACTCTCTAGCTTCGTCTAGGTGTATCGTTTCAGGGGCTGCAATGCCTCTACCAGCCGAGTTATTGGCCCTGACGATATATCGCCTACCTTCAGTAAATTGAAGCTCTTGAAATCCCTTGCTTTCCAGTTTCTTAGTAAATTCAGCAGCTAGCCTTGGATTCTGTTCAATAATTCCATAGATTTTATAGAATAGCTCCGCTGAAGTAGTTAGCTTATGAGCCGTATGAACTTGCAGCTTTTCCTTTAAAACATAGATTCTAAATAAGATTTGAAGCGCCATAAAGGTTGATTTACCCTGTTGCCGAGCGCATAGCAAGGTGACTACTGGATGAGCCCATCGGCCATCAGGTTTGTATTTTAAAGTATGGTGAGCCAGCCATTGTTGCCAAGGCATCAAAGTAAAGCCGATTTCTTCGCAGAATTTAATCATTTGCTCGCCATAAGAGGGATAATCATTCAGTTTTGTGTGGATTCTGGGTTCTGGCACACCTCGGTAAGTCGATTCGTCCCTAATTCGGACAATCTCACCCAATTCAGCCAGAGCAATCTCTTTCATTCTGAATAGTGCCTAGCCGAGCCATTTTCAGGGAAAATCTTCCCAATGGGGGTCGTGGGTCTGCTGGCGCGCTCAAAAAAGGTGGGGGTCATACGATCGCGCTTAGAACTATTGCATTGAGTGCAACAAGCCACCATATTAGAAGCTTCATCAGTGCCACCCTTGCTTATAGGTATTAGATGATCAACTGTAGTGGCTTCTAGGCCGCAGTAATGACAGGTATTGTAATCTCTTTGAAGCACTTGCAGTCTTGTCTTTTGGTAGTAGCTAGAGTTGTAGCGTCTGCTCAATGCCAGCCCTTAGTCTCAAGGTGATTGAGTGCATCGCAAGCGCATTTATATCGATGTCTTATGTATTTTATATGTGCATCTATTTGCTGCCTAGGGCTAAGGTCTCTATACCAAGTAGAGCGCATCTGACCAAGGCCATAGTGTGATCCATTACGAGCCTTTGGATTCCATCTACTCTCTTTATGAATTAGCCAGTTATAACATTGAAACTCTTGCCAATCTAATTTGTTATAAGCATAAAGCTTTAGATTCATATCTGCTTTTGATGGATTGATTGGTATCAGCATAAGTGCCGATAGCATCAGCGTTAGGCAATAGCCTGCCCCTACGCTTCGGCTACGGGCTGCCTTCGGGCCCCGCCTTAGTCGGAGTGTAATGGGCTTGTCAAGTAGCCTAACATAAGTGCTGTTCAGAGCCATATTTACCATCTACTCCAATCGATTCCCAATTATCTATCTGATTATCTATTGTTCTATATATTGGATAAATATCGTTAATCAACCTTCTAACTCCCATATTTTCTTAAACTCTAACTGGCCTGATTGAAAGGCGTCTTTTAGCCTTTCCCTGCCATCACTATGGAACTTAGTAACCAGATAAGGCTCAGCGATTGTGCCTTCTAGCCATTCAACTCTTTCACCATTTGGATCAATAACATCATCGCCATTTATGTAATGGAACTTATCTAGTATCGCATCAATTGACGATTCTCTTACTGTCTCAACTATCTCGCTAGATATATTGCTTTTTACCCATTTAACGAATTCGCGCTCGTTCTTGATAACCCACTTGAACTTAGGCTTACTGGTAGTCACATAGGCAATTACATCATCACCATATTCAGCCTTTACTCTGTCTGCACCTATCTTGTCCATCTCTGTCTGGAGTGCAGCTCTTAGCCTATCCTTGGCCTTCTTAGCCT